GGGCGGTCAGCGACTTGGGAGCGCAAGACCGACCGCACCGCCGCATCCAGATCGCCCGGAAGGATCGGCCGCACGGGGTCAAAGCCCCAGGTCGATGCTGGCAAACACCCCCGGGCCGAACCGGTCCGACACCTGCGCCACCGCCAGCAGTACGGTTCCGGTCGCACCATCGGCGGCCTGCATGGCGGCAGTATAGGTCCAGTCAGGCGCGGTCGTGGTGGCCTCGCGCCGCTGAAACCCGTTCACCGTGATGCGCAGCAGATACAGTTCGCTCGTCTCGGCCAATGGCACCTCGTAGCCATCCCAACTGTCGCCATCGATCCTGGTCCGGCGCGTCCAGCCAAGCGCGATGTTGCCCCCCGCAATCGGCGTTGCGCGCAAATGCGCCACCCGATAGGGCCGCAAACCGATGCCGCGAAACTGCGCCACCCTTTCGCGGAACGATGCATCGTCCAGCGGCCTGTTGGCGGGCCCCCAGCGATAGGTCCGGTCCTGCCCCCGCGCCGATTGCGCCAGCTCGATCTGCCCCGGTACGCCGTCCAGCAGCACGAACCGCGTGCCCACAGGCCATTCGGCCGGCATGGTGCCGTCACTGCCCGCCTGCCCGCGCAGCCGCAACCGCAGATCGTAAATGCGTGGCGCGACCAGTTCAGCCTCGACAAACTGGAACACTTCCCAGACATCGCCGACCCCGTCGCCCAGCGCCGCAACATTGCGCCCGGACAGAACCAGCCCTTCGCTGACCGAGGCCAGGGTTCCCCGGATCAGTTTCACCCGCAGCGCCGGCCCGCGATCCCACAGGCCTGCCGCCGCCGACTGCAGCGCAGTCAGCGTGACACCCATTGTTGCGGGCTGCGGCAGGATGCGGTTCAGCACAAAGTCGTCCTCAGCAACGGCTGTGTAAAGTGCGACCGATCCCGGCCAGGGCAGGGCCGACATCGCCACATGCGGCGCAACGGGGTTTTCGTCGCCCCGCAGCAGGGGCAGATCCATGAACAGCGCTTCGACCGGCACCGGCGGCAAGAATGGCCGTGCCCCGGCAACCTCCTCCTCTGCCTCGTGCGGCAGATAGACCTCGGGTTCGATGCGCACCGCTTCGACCGCGTGCAGCAGCGTCTGTTCGACCCGGTCGATGCGGAACCGGATCAAGCCCGTCTCGCCCGGCAGTTCGACCACATCGCCCGGGCCCAGCGCCGCCGCTGACGGCGGCAAGGCAAATCGCACCGCTTCGCGCCCGACCCGGGCCTCGGTCAACCAGCGCTCGGCAATGCGCACCCCGTCGGCCCGGCTCAGCGCCAAAGGCAAATCCGTCTGTGCAACGCCATAAGTGACGTCGTCGGCCAGCACCGCCTCGGACGAGCGCAGGTCATAGTCGCCATCGGCATCGACAAAGCTCAACCGGATGCGGCCGGCAATCTCGGCTGCCGCGGCACGGGTCAGGGTCACGCGCGCCTCGGCCTCGTCATCAATGGCCAGCCGTTCGGGGTCCAGCAGCACCGGCCTTGTGCCGGAACGCGTCGTGCAGACCAGCGCCCCGTCCCGCTCGGCCACGTCAAACCCGAAGGCCAGCATCAAGGGCTGCAGCGCCGCCCGCGCAGTATCGGTATCATCGACGCGATAGCCCTTGACCAGGCCATGCAGCCGCTTGGTCACGACGTCGCTGACCCCGGCCCGGGCACAGATCTCGCGCACCACAGAATCCAGCGGGCGAAACGTCGTGCGCCCATTCAACCAATGCCCGCGGGTATAGTTGCCCGCATCCGACCACAGCGTGCGATTGGCCGGAAACTGCGGGAAGGGCCGCCCGTCCCAGGCCCAGACATGCAGCCGCGCCATGTCCAGCATGCGCCCGGCATAAACCACTGACTGGGGGTTGGCTGTCGCCGCGGCAAAGTGCCGATGCATGGCCCGCAGGTACTGGGTTTGAATCAGATCGTCCCGCAAGCCGTTGGAGTATCGCGGCAATGCGGATTCAGACGATTTCGGGTCCAGAAACTTGTTGGGCTCGTTGGTGCCCTTGTCGATGGCGGCACAGCCCAACTCGGTGAACCAGATCGGCTTGCTCTGCGGCACCCAGGGGCTGGGCACCGTCTGCCGGACCCCGCCCAGACGGTCATGGTGCCGCCCCTGCCACCAGCCCTTGATGTCCTTGGCCCGCCAAACCCATGGCTCGCCATCTGCATCGGTGATCGGCGTGCGGATCTGTGCCGCCCGCGCCTCTTCCGAGTGGTAGTACCAGTCATAATACTCGCCCCCGGCGACATTGCCGGTCAGATAATCCAGATCATGGATATCGCCTGCTGCCGCATCGGCGTGGTCTTCACCGTCGCGCCAGTCCGACAACGGCAAGTAGTTGTCGATGCCAACGAAGTCGATCGCCGGATCGGACCAAAGCGGGTCCAGGTGAAACAGCTTGTCCGCTGTCCCCTCGGGCTGATAGCCGTGATATTCGCTCCAGTCCGCCGCATAGCCGATCTGGCAGCCCGGCCCCAGGATCGCCTTCACCTCGGCGGCCAGGGTCCGCAGCCTTGCCACAGCGGGAAAGCCGCTGGCCCCCCTGATCTGCGTCAGACCCCGCATTTCGGTGCTGATGCAGAACCCGTCGACACCACCCGCGACCGCGCAAAGATGCGCATAGTGCAGGATGAACCGGCGCAGCGACCATTCGACCGGTCCGGAATAGCCCACGCCATTGACCCCCGGCACGAAATGCGCCGGTGTCGCGGTGCCGAAAAACGTCGCAACCTGCGCATCCGCAACCGCCGTCTGGTCAGGGCTGCCCGGGCGTCCGGGGGCTGCCGATAGCGTGATCCGCCCGCGCCAGGGCAAGGCAGGCTGGCCGAGCGAACCGGTATAGGGATCGGGCAACGCATTGCCAGCCAGCTGGTCCATCAGGATGAAGGGATAGAACACCACCTTCTGCCCGCGCGCCGTCAACTCGCGGATTGCCGCGATCACAGCCGCATCGGCGGGCGTGCCGCCATAGACCGCCGCCCCGCTGATCTGGGCCACGACCGGGGCGGCCCCTCGGCCCAGCCCCGACACAGTCCACGGCATGGCCGTGGCATCTGCAGTGGTCTGTTCGACCTTGGGCCGAATGGTGCAATTGCCGCACCGCAGGTCATCGCCAAACCACGACGCGACCAAAATCACCGAGCCGCAATTGGGCAGTTCTTCTTCCAGCGCATCCAGCGATACCAGCAGATCGGCCTTGCCCTGCGGCGTATTGACGTTGACCGCCTCCTGCTCGCCCAACGTGCGAGAGATATAGACAGGCTTGGTTGCCAACGCATATTCACCGGTGCCGGGGATCAGGCAGACCCCGCGCACAAGCCGGGCCATGTCCTCTGCCGCTTCGGGCGCGGCTGCGGCGGCGGGGCGGAACACCTCGAAACTGAACTGCGGCACCCGGTTGCCAAATTGCTCCAGCCCCAGATCCTCGAACAGGACATAGGCCATGCCACGATAGGCCGGCACCTTGCCGACCCCCTCCACCGCTTCCATCTTGGGGTCGGGCGTCTGGGTCTGGCTACCGGTATAGACGCGCAGGTTCAGATCGTCGCGCGCCACCTCGGTTCCGTCGGCCCAGACCCGGCCGACCCGGGTGATCTCGCCCTCGCACAGCGCCACGGCCAGACTGACCGAATAGGAAAAGTCGCGCTGCTGCGGCCGCCTTGGCCCGCCCTTGCCGCCGCCCGACACCGCCACATCTTCGCGGAACCGGCTGGCCCAGATCACCTGGCCCGCCACCCGCATCCGGCCAAATACCTGCGCGACCGGCGCACCCTCGCTGGCCCCCATCAGGCGGAACCGGTCCACCCGCCCCCGTTCGACCGGCGCACTGCCTTGCCCCAGCAGCCGCTCGTCGATGCTGCGCCCCAGGGCTGCGCCCGCCGCCCGCCCGATGATGGCTGTCGACAGGCCCAGGACCGACCCGCCCAAGGTGTTGCCGACCGCCAAGCCCACTGCCGAAAGAACAATCGTCGCCATCAGACCGGCCTTTCCGGAAATGCAAACCGCGCCACGACCCGCCTTTGCCAAGGCAGGCTCAGCGCGCTTTCGATCACGCCATGCCCGCTATAGGCATGAATGAAACTGGCCTCGGCCCCGGTTCGGGACTGGATGCCCAGATGCTTGGCCACCGCGCCGGCCCGCATGCGGAACAACAGCACATCGCCCGCCCAGGCCTGATCCAGGCCCTTCGGCCGCAACCATCGGGTCGCTGCCCGCCACAACTGTTCGTCGCCCTGCGGCTCCGACCAATCGGGCGCATAGCGCGGCACGGCCTGCGGCTCTTCGCCCAGACATTCCCGCCAGACGCCCCGCAGCAGCCCCAGGCAGTCCGCCCCGGCACCCCGCGCGCTGGCCTGATGCACGTAGGGCGTCCCGATCCAGCCGCGCGCAGCCCTGACCACGCTCATCGGTTCAGGCTCCCGCCATCATCCTCGCCCCGCCCCTGCGGTACCGAGGTCAGCCAGTCCTCGCCCGGGACGAAGGGAAAGCCTTGAAAGTTGACGATGTTGTTGAACTTCAGCCGACAGGTCTCGGCCCGCTTGTCACAGCCCGCCTCGATCCGCAGCGTATCGCCAGCGCCGACCGCCGCCCGGATCGGCTCCCACAACTCGATCTGGCGGCTGCCATCGGCGGCCAGCCGGTCATGCTTGATCGTCCCCGACAGCCCCGCCGCGGCGCCGCTCTGCACGACCAGCCGACCCCGTTCGAACCAGCGATCCTGAAACGTGTCCAGCAGCGCAAAGCCGAACACCCGTCGCGCCCCGACGATTTCCGCCGCCAGCGTCACCGCATAGCCGACCGCATTCAGGGTGAACCGGCAGCGCCCGTCACCCAGCACCGCGCCGCAGGGCCGTTGGATCACCCGGCCTTGCGGCTGGTTCAACGCCTCGGTCAGCCCGCGCAATTCGGCATGAAATGCCCCTGCTCCGCGCCGAATCTCGCCAATCGTGCCACGAAATCGCAGCATCCGCTGGCTGACATCGCGCCAGTTCACCAGCCACAGCCGCACCTCGGCCCCATCCAGTCGGCCCGCGTCAATATCCTCCTCGCGCAGTGAGGTATCGCTCAGCACTCCCAACGCTTCCGAGTTGTCGACCGACAGCCCGGTGCCCTGCACGATGGCCCGCGCAGACATCCCCGCATCGGCGCGAAAGTCGATCCCGTCAAAGGCCAGCGCGCGGTCATGGTCGGTAAAGCCCAGCATCACACCGTCACGTCGCACCACCGCCCAAGCGCGGCAAACGTGCGTCAGTCCGCCCGACAGGTGGTCCAGCAGCGCAGCGGTCATACCCGCACCTCGATCACCGGCACCGCAGGCAGATCGCCCGCCCGGAACGACGCGACTGACACCTGAATCCGATCGGTATCAAACCGCACCGGCACGTCGAACTCGAACCCCGCGCGCACTTCGGCCCCCAGGTCGGGCGCGGCCGCAAAGGTGATGATCCCGTTCGGCAGATCGACCGCCCAGTCAATCGCCTCTTGCAGCGCGTCGCCACCAACGGCCACCCGCACAGTGCCCGCCACCGGCTTGGCCACCGGCCGGACATAGCTTTGCAGGCCCGAGACATAGGCCTTGGTCAGCCCAAAGGCGGTCTGCACCCCGTCGCCCACCCCGATCAACTGATCCAGCGGTGTCACTTGCCCCGTGGGCAGGCTGGACTTGAAATCCGACCAGTCCTTCCAGCGAAACCCGTACAATTGCCCTTGCCGCGCCTCGAAGAACGCGATCAGCGCCTCGACGTCGTCCAGCGACCGCAGGCCCAGCCCGGCGTCATAATGGCGACGCGAATGCGCCCACGGCGTATTGCGCTCCTCGAACCCGTTGGCCAGCGCCACGATCTCGGTGCGCCGCTCCGGCCCGCCGACCGACCCGAAACTCAGGCTGGCCGGGAATCGTACTTCATGAAACGACATGCTCGCCTCCTCGGTCGCACGCGACCACCTGCGTCAAGTTCCGCCGCTAGCGGTTGCGCTGCCCACGCCCCAGCGCGCGGCCCATCTGCGCGGCAATCTGCGACTGGCTGCGCTGGAATCCCGCGACGTCCGGGGTCTGGATGTTGAACGTCACGTTGACGCCGCCACCACCGCCGCCTCGCACGCCCAGCCGCCCGTCGGCTCCGCGCGCCAGCGGCATGATCGCCTCCGGCCCCGCTTCGCCCATCAGGCCCATACCGCCGCGCATCGGGAACATCGTGGCGCTGCCGACCACCCCGCCGGATGCAAACGGCATCACCCGGCCTTGCGAAAACGGCGCGCCATTGGCCTGCGGGAACAGCCCCGACACCAACGCATTGACCCCGTTCGCCAACAGTCCGCCAAAATGGTCGGTCACCGGCTGCACCGCCGCCGAATAGGCCGTGTTGATCATCGACCGCGCGACAATGCCCAAGGCATCCGACAGCTTGATCCCGTCCAGCACCAGCCCATCAAACGCCCGCCTCAGGCCGCCCGAGAACCCGCGCTCCAGGTTGCCCAGATCGCGCACCGTCGCTCCCAAGGTGCCCTGCGTCTCGCGCAGCGATGCCGAGAACGCCGCAGTCATCGCCGCCGCCTCCGACAGCGTGCGCTCCAGCCCGCCCACTTCATCGCTGAACTGGTCCAGTTGCCCGATCTCTGCCATGTCTTCCTCCCAGGCCTATTCCGCCTTGCGGTCGGGAAAGGCGCGCACCAATTCGTCCAGCCGCGACCGCCCCATCGGCGGGCCGGCCCGCTCCAGACCCAGCATCAGCATCAACTCGACCGGCGTCAGCGCCCAGAACTGGGCCGGCGTCAGCCGCAGCTGCGACAACCCCGCCCGCAGCATCCCCGGCCAATCCAGCCGAACGCTCATGCCTCGGGACTCGCAAAGGCGCGGGCCAGCAGTTCGCCCGCCACCCGCGCAGCACCCACCGGCCCACCAGCCACATCCGCCGTCAGCAGATCGGCCGCCGTGCCCTGCCAGCCGCCGCCGCGCAGCCCCGCCACCACCAGCGCCAGCACATCCCGCCCCGAAAACGCACCGCTCTCGAACCGCTCCGCCAACTCCACCAGTGACGGCGCACCAATCGCTGCTTCCAGTTCAGCCAAAGCGCCCAGCGTCAGCTTGGCAACCCGCACTTCACCGTTCAGCGTGATCGCGACCTCGCCGGCAAAGGGGTTGACCATCACGGGCCAACCAGCGCCGTAAAGGTCAGCGCCCCGGCCGAGGCCAGCGCCATCTCGTAGGTCGCCTCGCCATTGTGCGATCCCGCATATTCCAGCGAAGTGATCTGGAAACGCCCCTCAACCGTGCCGAACGCCGGCACGATCACCTGAAAGTTGGGGGTCACGCCGTCGAAAAAGATCTGGCGGGCCCGCTCGTCGGTCGTGGCGTCCTTGAACACGCCATTGCCGCTGATGCTGGCGGATTTCACCCCCGCCCCGCCCAGCAATTCACGCCAGCCGCCTTGCGATTCCAGGCTGGTCACATCCACGCTTTCGGCGTTGAAGCTGATGCGCGTCGCGCGCAGGCCCGCCACGGTCTCGAACAGACCCGCCCCGTTCATGTCGATCTTGATCAACAGATCCTTGCCGTTCTGGGCCGCCATGGCCGTCCCTCCGTGCTCGTGGTTTCATTTGGAACCCGGGTCAGATGCTGTCAGGCATCCTCGACCCGGGCGCGAAAGATCAGGTCGATCTGGCGCTGGTCGCCCGCGCCGATCCGGGCGGCCACCGCCCGGTAAAAGTTCAGCGCCACCAGCCGTCCGCGCGCCAGAACCAGCGGCGCATCGACCAATGCATCGGACACCGCCGCCGCCGCCGCCTTGGCAGTCGCGAACCCGCTCGCCTCGGTCACGACCGAGACGGTGAATTCGTGCTCCGCCCCCCGACCCGTCTTGTCGGATCGGTCCCGCGCCGTCTCGGGGCCGATGGCCACATAGATCGGCGGCAGGATGCCGGTCGGCAGCGCGTCATAGATCGCCGTGCCCACCAACCCGGCCAGCGCCGGATGCGCCAGCAGTCGCTGATACACTGCCGCCTGCAGCGCCATCGCCACGCCATAGCTCATGCTGCGGTCTCCTCTTCGGCCTGGCAGACCAAGAACCGCCCGCCCGCATCGGCCTCGGTGACACTGATCACCTTGAACAGGCGCGTTCCGTCCCGAAACCGCTGCTCGGCCCGTGGCCGCGACGGCGCACCCACCGGGGCGGCCCGCACCGTGATCTTGTAGATCACCCGCGACAGCGCGGTTCCCACCGCCGCCACATCGCGGCCGGTTCCGGCCACGACCTCGGCCCAAAGCTGGCCCTGCGCCACCCAGGCCGTGGTATAGCCCCCCGCCCCGTCCGAAACGCGGACCGCCGCTTCCAGTGTCAGGGGTCGGCTCAGGATCGGCGGCGTCATGTGCCACCGCCCATGGTCAGCCGGGGCTGACGATAGCGCTCGATCAACGCCGTCACGCCAAACGGCATGCACCCTGCACCCAGATTCACGTCCTGGCGGTACTCATAATAGTGCGCCGCAAGCATCATTACTGCCTGCGCCAGATCTGGCGGCAGATCGCCCCAGACCGGACCATAGCCCGCCGTGAACGTGATCCGGACAGCCCCGTTCTGCGGCACCGTCGGCAACCCGCCCGACAGCGACACCAGCATCGGCCGGTGCATGTCGGGGTAAAGCTGCCATGCACTTGCCACGATGACTGTCTGCGCCCCTTGCGCATCGACCACCGCCACACTGGCCACCGCGCTGACCGGTGCCAGCGGCAATGCCTGCCGGTCCCCGCTGCGCCAAGCCCCCAGCGTCAGGACAAAGTCACGCCGCAACAGTGCCTTGCCCGTCCGCCCCTCGACCGTGGCCAGTGCGGCGCGCAAAAACCCTTCCAGCAGTGTGTCCTGCAGCCCGTCATCGGTGAACCCCGACCCCAGACGCAGATGCGCTTTGTATACTGCCACCGGCAGCGCCCCGGACGCGACCGGCGTCACCTCGACCAACATCATGTCAAATGCCTCCGATCCGTTCCCGAACGCCGCCATTCCGGCCGGGCGGGGCCCCATGCCCCGCCCAAACCGCCGTTCAGCTGACCGCCACGCGCAGCATCTTGATCGCGGCAAAGTCGGTAACGGCCCCGCCAACGCGCTTGGAGGCATAGAACAACACATGCGGCTTGGCGCTGAACGGATCGCGCAGCAGGCGCAGGTCGGGGCGTTCCACGATGGTATAGCCGGACTGGAAATTGCCGAACGCGATGGGGTGGGTGCCCGCCCCGATGTCCTGCATGTCCTCGGCGATCAGCACCGGATAGCCCGACAACCGCGCCGGTTCGCCCTGGGCAAACCCGTCCGACCACAGGAAACGGCCATCCGCATCCTTCAGCTTGCGCAGCGCGCCCGCGGTTTTGGAGTTCATCACGAACGTCGCCCCGGCACGATAGGCAGCGCCCAGCGCATAGATCAGGTCGATGATCGGATCGACATTGGTGATCGCCGCCGCAACGCCGCTGGCGATATAGCCCAGGTTACCCCAGGTCCAGCTGGCGTTCGCGACCTTGGCATAGTCGTTGAAGCCGCGCGGTTTGTCGACGCCGTTGCCCGCCACAAAGGCCTGCGCCTCGGACCGGGCGAACTTCTCGGCGATCCGCTCGGCCAACCAGCCATCCACGTCAAATGCGCTGTCGTCCAGCAGCCGCTGCGACGCCTTTGGCATTGCCGCCAGCTCGAACAGCGGAATCGTGATCTTTTCCAGCGTGCCGGTCGCGGTTTCGGTGATCGCCCCGGTCTCGGTCGCCCAACCCGCACCGACATCGCCCCGGTCGATCAGGAAATCATAGCTGGTCGACTCGATGTTCACGACAGTCGCGATCGAACGGATCGAAGCATTGGCATTCAGCACATACTTGATGCGCTCGGCCGTCTGCGGGGCCACCAGGAACCCGCCATCCGAACCGACGACCGTGCTCATCGCCTTGCCGTCGATCTCCAGGCCGCGCAGGCCATCGTCATCACCCGACCGCAGATAGGCCGCGAATGCCTTCTGATGCGGCGCTTCCACTTCGGCGGCCGCCGACAGGGCGGGACGCGCGGCCCCCGCCAGGATGGTCTTCCGGTCCAGCTTGGTCATCCGTTCGTCCTGTTGTTGAAGTTTCACTTGAATATCGCCTGTGAACTGCCTGAAATCGCCCATGAACCCGGCAATCGCAGTGGTCAGCTCCTCGGCCGGGGACAGACCTTCCCCGGCCCGAGCCTTGGTCTCGGGTGTGCTCATCGTTCTCTCTCCCTCGATCAGCCCTGGCGGGCCTGGTCGGCCCCCAACACACGGCGCGCGTCCTGGAACGCCGCCGCCAACCGGCGCAATGCAGCATCGCCAGGGTCATCCCCCTTGGCCGCCACCCGCGCCTGCACAAGCATCGGGAACGTCACCAGCGACACCTCCCACAGCTCCAGCTCCGACAGGTGCCGCAGCCCCTTGTCGTCTTTCGTGGCCTTGATCGTGCGATAGCCGATCGACAGCCCGTCAATCGCCCCCGCCCCGATCAACGTCGCCGCCTCGCGACCGCGCGCCACCTCCGTCAGGATGCGACCCTTGACCCACAGGCCCCGCGCATCCTCGCGCACCTCGTCCCAGACGCCGATCGGTTCGGTCGGGTCATGCTGCCACAGCATCTTGACCCGCCCCCCCGCCTGCGCCAGCCGCGCCAGCGACGCCGCATAGGCCCCGGCCTCGACCACGTCACCGCCCTGATCGATCGCGCCGAACAGGCTGGCATAGCCCGAAATCGCGGTGCCGTCGGTGACGGCGACATCGCCGCCCAGCCGGGCAAACTTGTGTTCCAGTTCCAGCATGCCCCTACCCCGCAACATTGATGAACGACATGAACGCCTGGCTCAGGATCGCCGCCGCCACGCCATAGACCGTCAGCCACAACCGCTTTTCCAGCCGGTCGATGATGATCTCCAGCTTGGCAATCGCCTCGCCGATCTGCTTGAACTGCAAGGCCGCCATCCGCTCTTGCGCCTCGATCCGCAGCCCCGGCGCACAGGCGAATGGCTCGCCATAGCGCCTTGCCTCATCCGGCATCGCCCACCTCCAGGCTTGGCAGCCCCAGCAAGGCGCGCTTTTCGGCATTGGTCAGGAACGCGGCCTCTGCCACGCGCCGCCAGTGCGTATCGCGCTCCGCCGCCAGCGCCGGGATCTGGTCCACATCGGGCCGCAGATCCAGCTCCTCGCCCGAAAAATCCTCCAGCCAGTTGGCCAGCGCACTCAGAACCCGCGTCGCCAACGGCAGCACCGTCATCCGCATCAGCGCCCGGTTCGCCTCCTGATAGTTCGCATAGGTGGCATCGCCGGGGATCCCCAGGATCATCGGCGGCACGCCAAAGGCGATGGCGATCTCGCGCGCCGCCGCTTCCTTGGTCTGCTGAAACTCCATGTCGCTGGGGCTGAACCCCATCGGCTTCCAGTCCAGGCCGCCTTCCAGCAGCATCGGCCGTCCGGCATTGCGGGCACCCTGATGCTGGCTTTCCATCTCGCTGACCAACCGGTCGTATTGATCCTGGCTCAGCCCGCCGGCCCCATCCGCCCCGCGATACACGATGGCCCCCGAAGGCCGCGCCGCGTTGTCCAGCAGTGCCTTCGACCAGCGGCTGGCACTGTTATGCACATCCACCGCGCTTGCCGCCGCCTGCAGTGCCGACAGCCCATAATGGTCGTCCTGGGGGTGAAAACTGCGAATGTGGCAGATCGGGCTCGCTCCGGCCCCGGCAGCAAAACGATGTTTGCGCCCGCCTACCGCATATTCAAACGCCACCGGCCAGCCATCCGCCCCCGGCACCACGGCCATGCGGTCCGACCGCAGCACATGCAGTTCCAGCGGCAGCCCCTCGGCCCCCACCGCCTCGA